TTTAAAAGTTGGAGTTGATGTTGTTAATACATTTTGATCCATATCAAACAACTCATTAGCACCTTGACCTGTGTCGACTGTAGCAAATACAACTGCATCTGTGGTTTGAACATTTTGGTTCATTAAATGAACTTCAGTAGCTCCTTGACCTGCGTTTACATTAGCAAAAGTTCCTGTTCCTGTAGATGTAACTCCTCCTACAAATCCACCAGTTGCAGTAATAGTTCCACTTGTTGTTATATTACCTCCAACTAATCTTACTTCTGATCCTCCTACTATTAAACCTGAACAAGAAATATGTCCACTTGCACTAATAATACTTGCTGTTACTGGTGATTGAAATATTGTTTGAGATTTAAAAGTTATAGAACCAGTACCATCAGCTAAGTTTCCTACCATATGACCAAATGAACCTGATAATCCTGTTATTTTTCCACCTAAATCTATATTACTTGATGCACTTATTGCACTTGCACCTATATGTCCACTTGCACTTATATGTCCACTTATTGTTAGATTATTTGATGCATCAAAATTAGAAGCACTTATAGTACCTGTTATTATTTGGGTTCCTGTTTCAGATAAATTTAAATTAGAATCTATAAGATCCCCATATTGTGATTGATTTGGTACATCTCCTGTTTCGAAGTATCCTTTTAATGTTGTTTTATTTTGTTTTGCCATTTTATGCTATTTGATTTGATTCTCCTAATATTTGGTAACCTACTCCGGTTCCTATTTGGTTTATGTTTGTTGTTACGTAGTCTCCTCTATTAATTCTTCTAGTTTGTTCTCTTGTTACAAGATCATTTGGTTCTACTATAAGTTCACTATTAAATACTACTCTAGATTTACTAAAGAATTTTTGTGGTTTTTTAGCTAAATCTTTATTTAAACTATCTGGTATTAAATATCCTTGAATAGTTAAACCAAAATTAGTTTTAACAACTCTATTTTCTCCCTGTGCAATTTCTGTTGTATTACTATAAGTATCTATTTTTGCATTAAACTTAAATGTTTCTTTATCTCCCCAATAAGAATCTGATGAATAATTTATCATTTCAATTAATTTATTCATTTGAGCTATATAATCTGTCCATATAATACAAGAATACTGTAATGTAACATAATCAGGGATTACAACAGTGTGGAATTCTTTTTGAGGAATTATATTTTGTAATACATTAAAATTATCATATTGATTTCTTTTACTATATTTTTCTTGAAAAGTATAATATAATTGAGGACTGTTAGCGTCTAATTTATTACCTAAATCTCTTCTTTTTTCAACACTATCTCTTTTAAACATAATAAGAGGTGTTTGTAGTTTACCTTCTTTATCTCTAAAATATCCATCTTGTTGAACCCCTTTCCATCTTTCAGGAGATCCATACATTATAGGTACATTTGTTCTATTTTCATTTATAATAACGGATGGTTTAATAACATTATTAAAATAATACATTATTGCTTCATCATGATCTTGTAAACCAATTGAAACATCTTGTACTGTGTCGTCTTTACGAGTTGTTATTCTACCTTTATTTATACTTGATCTATTATCTGGATTAGGAAATCCTTCAACAGGAAATCCTTCAGCAAATCCTGAAGAAAGATTATCTCTTAAACGATCATATCCACTTGATGGGATTGGTCTTCTAGGGTCTATTCTTTTTCTATCTGCCATTTTATAATTTTCCTATTTCATTTGCCTTCCCACCATCTAATTTAGTAGTAGTTGGATATTTTCCTGCTCTAAGAGGTATTAAATTTAATTTTTCTACTCTTGAAATATGAGCATTAATTAAGATTGAAAAACTATCGCCATGATCTGTTGTTTCGGTTGATATAGCATAATCAGGATCTCTACCCATTATAAGTTGATTTTCTATTTTTCCATCTACTTCATAAAAATTATTTCTAAAAAGTAATATATCTCCTATATCAGGTGTTAAATTTATATTTTTTAATTCGTTTTTTAAAAATTTAAAACCAACGCTTTGATTCATGTCAGAGCCAAAGTCATCAGACGACCATGATTGATCTAGTCTATCGATTAAACACGCGATTTTCACGGGTTCATAGTAATTTTTACCCATGGCTTCACCATAAACATTTGCTATTGTTTGTTCTAAAGCAAATTTATAATAAGCAACTTCTGTTTGTATAATATCTTTTAAAAGCTCATTATTTATTGTGTGGAACAAATTTATGTCTCTATTTTTTCCAAATAATGCCATTATAATCTTCTTAAAGTTTCTGATTTATATTTAAAAGATTTAACACCTGGTACTCTTAAATCTGTTTTAGACATATCAGATGTTTCTACATCTTGTTTTATTTGTTCTAAATCTTTACTTGCATTTCCCCTTGTTATAAATTTAATTGATACTAAAGTAAATTCAACGTTTGGTTTTTGTATATAATCTTCAGGAGTAATATTTCTTACAATAGTTATTTTTCTTATAGCTCTAATTTGATCTAATACATCTGTAATGTTAAAACTATTATCTGTTAACATATAAGCTTCTACTTGATATGTGTTAAGAATCTCTGATAGTATGTTAGTTAGTTTAATCATTAACCTATATAAATAAACATTGGATCATTAGCTGCTCCTGCTCTTTTATTGTCTTTTTCTTTAGTTTCTCTTTCTAATACTTTTTCTTTACTAGTCATTTCTAAATCAGTTCTTAATTTTTCTACTAAATCTGCTTTTTCAGCTACTGCTTCTGATAATAATCTAGAATGGTCTAAAGTTGTTTCTGCTCCTGGGATAGGTACTGTTTGGTATTTACCTCTAACACTTCCTAACATTTCTTTAGCTAAAGCTAATGTATATTTTCTAATCCATTGTTTACCTGGTTCATTTATAAAAGAATAAACAGGTGCTTTATAGGGAGCATTAGATAAATCTGTTATTAAATCTGTTGGTTTAGAATTTCCATCATTATCTGTATCTTGAGAAAGAGAATTTCCTGTAAGTGGGTCATATGAATTTTTGTAATCGTACCAAAGTTTATAGTTGGAAGTAGGTATAGGCCATATTTTTAAATATCTTCCATTTTCTAATTCAAAGTGGTATCCTGATTTTCTAATTTGATCATTAAATTCAATTGCTTGTAATTTTAAAACATCAAAATATAGGGGCATTAACATAAAATTTACACCTGGTGAATAATTACCAAACCCAAATGATTGCATTAATGATTGAATCCCTGTTCCTGTACCCGCATAAGGGTCAAAATATCTATTAATTGCTGCTGGGGCTTCGTGATATATTTTTGTTATAGTAATACTACCAGATGTAGCTACAAAATTACCTTCATCATCCTCTAAACTAGCTACTGTAGAATTTGAAGTAGCAGGATCATACATATCATACCATTGTTGACCTTGTAATATATCTATAGATCCTGAAAATGTTCTACCACGAACACCAGAACCTCCTGCATTATCCATTCCTCCAACACTTCCTACACCATATGGTACAGATCCATAATTTGAATCTACCACTATATTATTTAAACTAGATCCTGTTGAAGTAGCTACTAAAGAACCAAAATTATATATTATTGTAGCATTATATACTTGGGCTCCATATTCATTTACCGCTTCTTCAAAACATGAATAAAGATTTATATCTTGTAATTCAATGTCTACTAAAGGATATCCTAATCTTTGAACACACCAATGTGCTACTTTATCAGAATCTTCTCTAAAAGCCTCATCAAAATCATAAAAACCAAAGGGTGTAGGGTCAGCTACTAATCCAAAGGATGAAGATCCAGGCCAAATTGCAATTTCTGCCATTTTAATTTAATTTAGTTGTTCTCATATAAATATGAAAAAACTATAGAAAAGGCTACATTCCGTTTAACAATTCAAATACTTCATCTATTGCTATATGGCGATGATTATCTAATAATACTCTTTTATAAACATATTGAGAATTATCAATTTTAGGTAAGTCAACTATTGCAGAATAATTTTTATCTTTTAAGTCAATTTGTTGGTTGTCTCCACAAAATATCATTGTTGAGTTTTTTCCTAATCTACCTAATGCCATTCTAAATTGTGAACGAGTTAAATTTTGAAATTCATCAACTATTACAACTGCATTTTCAAATGTTCTACCTCTAAAATGGGCTAATGAACACAATTCAATGTCTTCATTTTTTTCCATTTTTTCTAATATGAGTGGTTTATTGTAAATCTTACGCATGTTAGACTTAATAGGTACAATCCATGGTTCCATTTTTTCTTTTTCTGAACCAGGTAAAAATCCATTGTCTTCTGTTGACACTGTAGGTCTTGTAATTATAATTTTATTTATCTGTTTTTTAAAAAACATGTCTAATGCAACTTGACAAGCTAATAATGTTTTACCACTACCTGCTTTTCCTACAATAAAATTGTATGGATGATGTAAAATTGCTTGTTTTGCTGACTTTTGTTCTTCTGAAAGAGAAAGTGAAAATCTAACCGAGCCTTTTGGGGGCTTTTTGTCTGTGTTTTGCTTAGCCATTTATATAACGTTTAATAATACATATAAAAAAAAGAGCCGCTGTTGCGGCTCTCTTTTAAATAATAGGTACTAATTATTAGTTTGCAGTTGTAATTGCAATTGTACCTGCTGATGTTCTAAGTAGTGTTTTAACAGTCATTACATCTGTATTATTTCCAGCGTGGAAATACATAAATGAACCAGGTAAAATTGTAGTATCACTAGTTGCAGTAAGAACAATATCTTGGTGAAGATCTGTAGTAGCTGCTTCTCTTTCAAAATTATTTAATCCTGCAGTATCTGATACAATAAACTCACATGATTCTGCATCCATTTCATTAGCTGCATTCAAACCAATAGTTAAAGCATGACCATTTTCAATTACATAATCATTAAATAATATTAATGATTGGTCACCCGCTGATGCTAAGTCAGTAGCTGAATCATTTAATACTAAATCTGCAGCTGTTGTACCTGATATTGTATTTACAGTTAATGTTGCTGGTATGAAATTAGTAGTTACAGCTGTAACTCCTGTCATAGGAATAAGTGCTCCTGCATTAGAAGTAACTCCAAAGATTTGTTGTGCTTGGGCAGCAGTTACTGCTGTTCCTTGTTTTGCAAATCTAGCTAAAGCTAAAGACATTCTAAACATTGTGTTTACAGGTGTTAATACATCTAATGTAGATGAAGCCGCTCCATTATCAGCTGCTTGTAAAGCTGATCCACCAAAGTTAAGATTCCATGTAGGATTTAATCCTAAACTAAGACATTCTGGTAAAGATATAGAGCTATCTAACCCCATATGTGTGTTACCTACAAAATCTAAATCCTCTTTTGTTACCACACTATCAAGTATGCTATCAAAGTTTCTGTTTTCGTTTTTTAAAAACGATAAATTTCTAATTGCCATATTTTTA